CATGTCACCGAAGTCGATGCCGGCTTCCTCTAGGCGACTGCCGATGTAGTCGCCGTAGATCTCCTTGGCATCACCTGCTTCAGCTTCAACCTGTTCGACCTCGTCGTCGGTTGCTTCGACCTCGTCGGCCTCGGGGGCTTCAGGCTTGGACTGGCCGAGCTTGCTCTCCAGTTCCTTGTAAGCCTTCTCCAGGTCTTCGGGTGACTTGTACTTGCCAGCCAGCAGGCGGGGCTCTTCACCCTGCAGCTCGACCTTGTCGTCTGGGCTCAGCTGTGCTTGATCTTCTGTTGAGAACGCTGGGGTTGGATCTTGCTTGATGGTGATTGCTTCGGGCATAAAGACCTCAGTTGATTTGAATGATTCCTTTGTCGTCGACGCTCACGGTTGGGCGCTCGACGGTGACAGGTTCGGGCTCGGGGATGGCGCCAATCTGAATGACGTCAGAGACCGGGTGCGGCGGGACCTTCGACGGCTCCTGCCCCAGACTCGCCAATGGGGCCTGTTGGAGTTGTGTCGGTTCGACCTTGGATGTTGGGGAGGGAGTTGGGCTGGGGCCCTGGGACTCCTGCTTCCTCTGAATACTGCGGGCCATAAGGGGCTCCAGGTTGCGTGTAGTTAGCGGCCACTTGTGCCATGGCCGGTGACTTGAGACCAGCCATAAGCATCTCTTGCTGAGACGCTTGTTGCTGCATCTGCATAGCTTGTTCTTCCTCTGCTGCCAACTGCTCTTGTGTCTTCACCAGGTTGGTGGTGTCTATAGATCCGCTTGCAGCAAGGCGACGCAGTGCCTCGTCGATGTTCAGGAACTTGGCCATGATCTCAGGGCCCAGCGCTTGCTGCGCCGTCATGATGAACTCCATCAACTTGTTCCTGTCATCACCACGGCCGATTGCTTCAAGGCCAGTGACAGGCTTGGGATTCACCAGGGGCTGGCCGTTCTCGCTGCTCTTGGGGAACGCCGGCAGCTTGCGCTGCTTGCGCAGCACGTACATCAGGCGACGCACCAGGGGCAGCTGCAGTTCCTGGGTGAGGATTGAGTACAAGCCAGAGATACCGGCGTCCAGCTCCTGGCTCATGTAGCGGATCTCTTCCGCAGTCACCCGCTCACCAGGCCGCTGGATTGCAGTGTTCAGCAAGAAGGCAAAGGCAAGGCGGTTCTCGATTCGATCAATGGTGCTGCTTGCAATGCCCAGATCTTGCGCCTTCTGGCTTTGGATGACGGTCACGTCAGCAGCGTTTCCCTGCACGATTGCGCCATTGGCTGCATTGGCCAGGGTGCGAGGGCGGGTAGTTCCGTTGGGATTGACCAGGAACAGGATCTTGGCCGCGGCAGCACTGCCCTCCAGCACTGACTGATACAGGGATTCGAGTGCAGTCAGGTCGCCGTAATACTGCTCGACGTAGCCGCGGCCGTACTCCTCACTGTCGATGCGGTCATACCGCAGGGGAATCCAAGGCGAGTGCTCCTCGTCGCACATGCCATGGGTGCCGGGGATCTCTTTGCCTTTGGCTTCTTGATACCAGTGGCACTTGCCGTTCTCGTACTCGACCCGGGTGTAGAGCTTTACGGTTTTCTTGATCGGGCCTGTGCCCGACTCACCCATCTCCTCGTCTTCTTCTGGCAGAAAGTCGGAAGGCAGGGCTTCTGGGTAGACCTCCTCTTCCACCACGATCTCAGTGACGTGCCCCATGGGATCACGACACAGCACATAGCGATCAAGATGAATAACACGGATGCCGTCCTCGGAGACGTAGAGGAGGGCGTTGCCTCCGACCAGCAGATGCTTGAACGCTTCATGCATTGAGGCCCTGCCGTTGGCGGTCTCAAGCACCTGCATGACAGCGTGCTCAACCTTGACCAGGGCAGTGTCCAGTTCTGTCTTGATCTCTGGCCCAGCGTCCATGACGCGCAGCGCCAGGCTGTCGACTTCCAGCTTGAAGAACGCAGAGTTGGGAGGGAACAGTGTGATCAGCAATTTGCTGGCCAGGTAGTTCACGCCCCGAGCACCCAGGCTTTGGTACGGCGTCTTGAGACGACCGTGGTCCCCGAAGTTTTCGTCGGGGATTAAGCCTGGGATGGTGACCTTGCTGCAGTCACGGGCCCGCTGCAGGAAGGGATCCCTGTTGCTGACCAGCGAGTGATAACGGGCGGCAGCCGTCATGTCGTCGTCCATGCCGTAGGGCTTGGACTGACGGTCGACGCTGCTGGTCAGACGGAGATCCATTTATCAGACGACGATGCCGAGAGATGTACCGATTGCGCTGCCGGGGATGTCAGCCCGCATGCGCTTGCGTCCATAGCCAGCAGTGCGCTGGGTTGGGCTAGGTGCTTGGGCGATCTCCAATGCAGGAGTAGGCGCCTCAGCTGTGGGATTAGGTGCAGGCGGCGGGGGCGCCTCAGCGATCCGCTTCTGCTCCTCATAGCGAGCTTGTTGCTCAGCCCGCTGAACTTCAAACTGCCGGGTCTGCTCGTCCATCTGCTCCCGCTGCAGTGCTAGCTGCTTGCTGTTGTCAGGAGGAGAGGGGGCACCGCCACCGCCGCACATAGGTCAGGCCTCGTTTTGTTCAAGATAAATGGAACGCAACATGCGTACCACGTTGCGTTGTCCCACGTAAATCCAGATCTGTCGATCAGTCCAGGTTTCTCCGGGGCACAGTTCCGGGAAAGTTTCTTCCAGTCGTTTCAGGATTGCCTCGTCGACAGCTGGCCAGAGATCTTCATTCATTGGTGTTGAGGTAAGGATCGGTGGACGGATCCCATAGGCGGACCCGGCCAGCAGTTAAGTCATAGTCACCGTCTCGCAAGATGCGAGCTAAGCGTGCATTAAGCACAGCGTCACTCAAGGTGAGGCCTGCCTTGGCAAAGGCCTGCACCACCTTGGGCCACATGTCCTTCAGCAGGATGCTGTCACCAAGGATCTTCTCTGCACCTTTAGGGCCAACGCCTTTGACGCCTGGGTAGTTGTCACTGGTGTCGCCCGTCAGGGTCTGAGTCATCCAAGCCCGATCAGCCTGCCATTGACTGATCTCTTCCACTTCATCCTTGGCAAGCAAGCGCCCAGGGATGGTCCGCATGTCCTTGTCAGGCGAGACGATGATCGGTGACGACACAGTCCCGTTGGTGGCAAGGATGCCCATCACGTCGTCAGCTTCCAGGCCTGGCAGCACACGACTGTCGAAGTTCTGCATCATCCATTCCCTCAAGTCCCTGTAGCCAAGAGGCTTGCGACGGCCTACGCGGTTTGCCTTGTAGTCCTGGTGCTCCTGGTGCCGAAAGGTTGGGTAATCGCTGAAGCAAATGATTGAGTCAGGGTCGCCAGTGATCTGCTCCTGCCGCTCAAGCATGGTGAACAGCAGATCCTTCACGTCGCCCTGGTCCAAGTGCAAGGTGTGAATGTCTTCTGTCCAGCGGATGTCTGCCTCGCAAGCAGAGCAAGCGAAGTACAGCAGGTAGTCGCCGTCGTTGATCCTGGTCATCAGATGACAGTGCGGGTTTGGTAGTTGGGATCTGTTTGGTCTAGGTGGCACTCAGGCCCAAAGCCTGTGGCCTTTAGCTCAGCCGTCTTGTCCGCATCTGGGGCATGACGACTGGCGTCGTTATCTGCCAGGCCAAGCAGCCAGTCATCCAGCAGCTGCCTGGTGGCAGTACCGGCTGGCAGCTTTAGGAAGCTGCGCAGTTCATGGGTGCATCGGAAGTAGAAGCTGATGTTCTTGGCATAGCCAATGAAGAACCGACCGTTGTGGTCGACGCTTGTTTCGACGGCCATCCAGCCGCCCAGATCTAACCGCTCACGCTTCATGGCCTACGTGCCGAAGTAATGGGACATAGGCACAACCAAGCGCCCAGTGTCCTGGTCATAGACAAGTCTGTCGACCGGGCCGGTTTGTCCACTGAAGCGATTCTTGAGAAGTCGCAACTGCAGTTCGCTGCGCTCTGCCACGTCGCCTTGCTGGTTGCGTTCTGCGCCGCAGACAAGGTCACTTAACTGCGCTATGGCGTGGCTTCCCCTCAGTTGAGACAGGCTGGTCTGTGCTCCCTCCTCGTGGCCGCGGCCTTCTGGTCGCTTGAGATGGGACACCAGGATCAGGCCGATGCCTGTCTGCTCCACCACTTGGCGCAGCTTGGTGCAGGTCACATCCAGAGCACGTCGCTCATCCAGGTCGGCGATGCCACTGACGACGATGGTTAGGTGATCAAGGAAGACGACGTCCACCTGTTCGACGTCAGCCAGGTAGCGGATCTGTTCAATCAACCGATCGGGATCCATTGATCCGAAGTGGTCGTAGAGAAAGAGGCGGCCCGTCCCAAGCAGTTGGTCAAACGCCGCCTTGATCTCCTCCCTCGTGGCAAGCGTAGGGTCAAGATGGATGGGTTTGTTCAGGTGAATACCGACGATTCCCTGAAGCGTGCGTTGCAGTGATTCCTCAAGGTTGATCCCTCCCACTCGAAGGCCGGCCTTCAAGAAGTGGTAGGTCAACTCTCTGCAAATCGACGACTTGCCCGTGCCACTGCCTGCGGTCAGCGTCACCATCTCCCCCTTCCTAAAGCCACGGGTCATGGCGTTAAGCATTGGCCAGGGGTAGTCGCACACTGCTGTTGCGCCAGGCCGGATCAGCTCATCCCATAGGTCAGCTGCATTGACGATGCCGTCAGGCCGGACGGGCGTTGCCTTCCACAGCAGGTCGCGCAGCTTCTCGCCCTCGCCTGCCATCAGCATTTCGTTGGCGTCCTTGCGGGGCAGGCGGCAGATCGCCACCTTGCCCAGCGGCAGGACGTTCATCGCATCTTCAGCTGCTGCGATCCCTGGCTCGTCGCTGTCAAAGCACAGGACGATGCGACTGAACTGACTCAACCACTTCAGGTTGCCGGCCAGGTACTTGCGAGCTGACTGCGCACCGTTGGGCAGGGAGACAACAGGGAACTTGTTGCCCTGTACCTGGCTGACGCTGAGTGCGTCGATCTCCCCTTCGGTGACAACGACGAACATGTTGGTGCCACCGCCGTGGCCCTGTCGCCACAGGTGCTGACCCCATAGCTGCACGTTGCTGGTGTCACCAATCCAGCGGAACTTCTTGTCGACGTACCGCAGGTGCTGCGCAATAGGCGCACCCTTTTGATCTCGATAGGTGGCGACCTGGACGGCTTGTCCGTTGTGCGTAGTGGTGCCGTACTCGTAAAGCTTGCAGGTCTGTTCAGTTAGGCCGCGCTTTGCCAGCGCCTTGCAGCTGATGAAGTCCAGCAGCTTGGCCTTGGGTGGTGCCAGGACAGGCATGGGTGGTGGGTCGTCCTTCCTTGGTTGTTCTTGGTATCCGCAGCCAAAGCACGTCGCATGTCCGTCGTCGTACCTAGCCAGGTTGTCTTTGCTGTTGCATTGGGGGCATGCCTCATGCCGCAGGAACTTGGATGGCATCGCCGTACCAACTTGTAGGTATGTGGCCTTGGCACCAGATGAACCCATGGCGTTCCGCCCACTGCCCGTAGGTCAATGAACGTGGCGCCTTGCTGAGCTTGACGTTGCAGTTCTGGAAGCACAGCCTGATGTCAAGGTCAGGGTGCTGAGCCTTCACTGCCAACATCTTGCGTCGGTCCTCTGGGCTGAAGTGCCCTTTGGTTTCGACCAACACCCCGTTCGGCAAGCAGAAGTCCGGGGTGTATGTGGCCTCGATCTTGTAAGGCAGGGCCTGGCGTTCGTAATCGAAAGCCAAACCCCGCTTGTTCAGTGAGCTGGCTACTGCCTGCTCAAACTTGGAGCGGAACCTAGAAGTCCCCGAAGTCTCCGGTGTCCTTGACCTGGGCGGACGAGTCGAACGGCACGGCTTCGGCCTCGGACTCCTCCTCGGTCCAGCCATTCTCGACTGGCGTGAAGCCATGGCTGTCGCTGCCCCCGCCATACGGCACGAAGTTAATGATCTGAGCAGCTAGCACCTTGACCGAAATGCCGACGCCAAACGGGGAGTTGTATGGCTGAGCGATAAAGGTCAGGCGACCAGTGGTGCCTGCGCCCATCTTGGACAGGGGCGCTGTGTTTGTGATCGGTTTGCCCTGCGAATCAAAGAGGGCAACGGATGACGTGTAGGGCTGGCCGCTCTTGCTGATGCCAGATGCCTTGCGCTTCATCTTCAGCGCAAACACCGGCTCGCCTTCCTCTTCGGTGTACTCGTAGGCAGGTGGTGCCAGCTTGAACTTGCGGTTGGGTTCAGCAGTCTTGAGCTGCAGCTTGAACCGCTCCAGCAATTCCTCCAGCTGCTGCTCAAGAGCAGCTGCTTCAGCAGCGGGGATCAGGGCAATGACTTTGAAGACTGGTGCGTCGAACTTGGTGTCGGGTTCGACCAGCCAGGCGTACTTGAATTTGCAGATCGGAGTGGTGAGCTTGATCTTTTCAGCTTGTTGGTAGTTCATGTAATGAAGTAGTCGCTTTGCTGGACCTGGGCCAGGTCAAGCCGGCCCAGGGTGGGTCTAGTGGGGATGGACGGCAACAGATCTGAGGGGATCTGTGACAGAAGTTCAGAAGCAATGCGATCGAACAGGTCGTCGCAATAGATCTGAGCGAATGTCTCCCGCACTGAGTTGCGCAGTTGCGTCATCTCAGCAGGGGTCGTGGCGAAGCAGTCGTGGATGCCGCCCAGGTTCCGCACGCCATGGGTCATGGCATGGATGGTGGTCAGTGTCATGTGGCTGGAGTCCAGGCTGTGCACCACGTTCGGACTGAGAGCATTGCCCATCCGACGTGAGTCCAGGCCGATGTCATCCACCTGACAGCGAATATCTAACCGCACATCCGACAGGTAGTTCAGTCGGATCCGCTTCATCCGAGTGTTCGGGTAGCTCTGATGCACCAGCAAGCCCGACGGTGAGCGCCATCGCAGGGGCACGCCAGCCTTGCCGGCCACCCTTCCCACACTGCGGAACCATTCCATTGCTTCAGCTGCTGGCTGCACCAATGACGTGGCCTGCTCGTGCAGGATCCGTGCCATGTAGTGCACGGTCTTTGTGGCGCCAGGCAGGTTGACCCAGGTCTTGTTGTTGAACAGCTCCTCGCTGCGCTCCAGGGCCCAGTTGTATGCGTAGAAGTAGAAGGCGCTGCGCGTTGCTGAATACGGCAGCGTCATCACGCACGGCTTGGCCAGCGACCTGTCTGGCTGTAGCTGCAGCCAGTCCGCTGCCATCTGGTCATCGCTGTCTCGAAGGATGGTCAGCACCCGCTCGATCACCGTGCGGTAGATGTCAGCCGGGCCGCTGTCGTTGTCCGTCAGATTGACCAGCGCACCCATCTGACTGCTGCGTAGCAGTGCGCTGTA